AGGAGATATGTTTTCTCAATCTGATTTTGATATGACTTGGAAAGATGGAAAACACTTTCACGAAAAATTAATACAGGATGATGAGGAAGTAGAAGCAACACCAGAAGCATTTGTTGATGGCCTTAAACATTTATGGTTTAACTATAAAAGACATTCTGCTTTACCCTGGTCTCATGATACATTTAATTGGTGGACAGCACATCTTGCAACAAGAGATATCTACATGTCTAATAAAAATTATATGAGAGATAGAGGGCCTATGAATTGGGACTTATTTAATTTTACAACTCCTGGAACATATGATTGGGATAGTGTATTAGAAATGTCTTATGATGATTACGATGAAGAAAGATTGGAAAAAGATACAAAATTACATATCCAAAAATATAAAAATGCTAAGTTAAACGTATAAATATTATAAATAGTAAAACAAGATAGAGGTAAACATGGCCTATAAAGTAACAATAACATACACAAGACCTAACACAGGAGTTGACTTTCCTAAGGCAGCAGATCATGACAGTGATTACTACGATTGGTTAAGACAAGAATACCAAGACCGTAGTATTTCTCCTTCATTTGAATTGTCAGAAGATGAACTAACATTGAAGGCTTCAAGTGAATGTGCAGACAGAGCAACTTATGATGCTTGGAGAGCAGCAGATGATGCCGATGGTAGATATGCAGCTACAGTTAGAGCTGGCATTAATTCAGACTTAGCAGCTAGAAACATTACAGTTAAAATAGATGCTGATGAAGATGGAACAGTTACTAATCTTGTTGCAGAAGGAAACGCACTTCCCTAACCAAAACGTAGCAATTGGTATGCTACACTATTGATTTATACTATGAAAGATCCTATAATAATAGGATAATAAATTTGGAGATATTATATTATGAAAATTAGTAATGATACTATTGAAGTCCTAAAAAACTTTGCAGGTATTAACACAAACATTCTCGTTCGAGAAGGTAACACACTTTCCACAATTAGCACAGGTAAAAATATTTTTGCTAAGGCTGTATTGAAGGAAACATTTCCAAAAGAATTTGCAATCTATGATCTAAATAGTTTGCTATCTCTTCTTACATTAACTGAAGATGCTGATATTAGCTTTGAAGATGAAAGTCTAAAAGTTAGTAAAGGCAATTCTGTTTTTGAATATTTTTATGCAGACCCTAACATTATTGTTACTGCTCCTGATAAAAGTATTGAAGTAGATAACTTCTTCCAGTTCGACTTAACAAAAGATGATATTGATATGATCATGAAGGCAGCAGCTATTACAGCAGCTCCTATGTTAAGTATTGTAGGACAAGGTGGAGAAGTAATTGTTACAGTAGGAGACCCTAGCACACCTAAGTCTAATAGTTTTAGACAAGTTATAGGAACTACTGATAAGGAATTTGATGCCAGACTTGCAGTGGAGAATTTTAAAGTTATTCCTGCTAGTTATACAGTAACACTTTCTCAGAAGAAGTTTATGTTCTTAGAAAGTAGCAAAAGTGAATTGAAATATTGGTTGGCGCTTGAGCGTTCTTCCACTATATAAGGAGACGTTATGGACGAAGATAAATTAGAGGTTACTCTTAGAGAGGCAACCAATGGTTGGATTGTAGAATTCAACAGAAGTGGTGAAACTGTAGAATACATTTTCACAAGACCTAACCCAGCTATCTCATTAGTTAGAAAAGTAATGAAGGGAGAGCTAGATGTATTTGGAACGGAGGATGACATCGATGAGTGAGTTAGCAACAAGTTTACCAGCAGTTAAATTTAAGAAACATGTAAAGGCAACTGATGGTATTGCAAGATGGGTTGATATAGACATATCAGAGTTGGCAGAAGGTAAAAAGATTGTAATCTTTGGATTGCCTGGTGCTTTTACTCCTACATGTTCTAGTCAACAACTACCTGGTTTTGAGGAAAACTATTTTCTATTTCGAGATGCAGGTATAGATGATATTTATTGTGTGACAGTAAATGATACTTTCGTATGCAGTAAATGGGCAATGGACCAAGAACTTGCCAATGTAAAAGTATTACCAGATGGTAGTGGAGAATTTACAATTAAAATGGGTATGGACGTTAGGAAAGATAACCTAGGGTTTGGTATGAGATCTTGGAGATATGCAGCAGTATATGACGATGGCATGCTTGTCTGGTCAGGTGTTGAAGAAGGATTTGGAGATAATTTTGAGGGTGACCCTTATGAAGTTTCTAAACCTGAGAATGTCCTAGAAGCTGTGAAAGGTTTGAACTTTACTGTAGGTAAAGAGATAAATTTGGACTTTTCAGATACGACAGATGTTAAGGAGACTTTTTCGTAGACCTTTTTCTACGGTCAAAAAACCGTCCAGAAAAAAGAGCAAAAAAGTTTCTGACTAAATTATGATATGGTGAATTATGGAAACAGGACAATTTTTATGGGTTGAAAAATATAGACCCATGCACATACAAGATTGTATTTTGCCTGAACAGGTAAAAGAACAATTCCAACAATTTATAGCAAAGGGAGAAGTTCCTAACTTGCTATTATCTGGTTCTGCAGGAACAGGTAAAACAACAATAGCTCGTGCTTTATGTAATGAACTAGGTTGTGACTACATTGTTATTAATGGTAGTGATGAAGGCAGACAGATAGATACTCTCAGAACAAAGATAAAGCAGTTTGCATCTGCTGTATCTTTTGAGGGTAAAACAAAGGTAGTTATATTAGATGAGGCTGACTATATGAACAGAGATAGTGTTCAGCCAGCCCTTAGAGCGTTCATAGAGACGTTCTCTGAGAACTGTAGGTTTATATTTACATGTAACTACTCTAATAGGCTTATAGAGCCCCTACATAGCAGGACTACTGTTATAGACTTTAAGTTAGCCCCCTCAGACAAGCCTGTATTAGCGTCTAAGTTCCTTAAACGTATGGAATACATACTGAATAATGAGGGTGTAGACTACAATCAGAGGGTTCTGGCGGAGCTTTTAAACAAGTATTTTCCAGACTATCGTAGGGTTATAAATGAGCTACAGAGATACTCTGTGGGTGGTTCTATAGATGAGGGTATATTAAGTAACTTCCAAGAAATCAATGCTAAGGCCCTAGTAGAGAGCCTCAGAGAGAAGGATTGGAAGAAGATGAGGCAATGGATTGCCAACAATATAGACACAGACCCACAACATGTATTTAGGCAGATATATGATATATTACTGCCTGAAGTTAAGGGTATTCCACACTTGGTCTTGTTAATTGCAGATTATCAGTATAAAGCAGCTTTCGTTGCAGATCAGGAAATTAACTTGACAGCCTGTTTGACTGAAATAATGGCAAATGTGGAATTTAAGTAATGGCCAAAAAAGACGCTGTTCTGACTCTTAGGGTTTCTGCTCAAGAAAAAGAAGAAATCAAGAAAGAAGCAGAAATTAGAGAAATAACAATTACAGAACTTCTGATGAAAGGCTTCAAAATCATGAAAGAAGGACAATACATTGACTTTAAGTAAATTATGGAGATTATGGTGTTTATCCCTAGGCAACAAAGCAAGTGATAACACCAAGGATGCAGACATGGTGGCAATTATGAGGACCGTCGTTGTTTTAGTAAATTTTGTAACCTGTTTTTTCATTGTAGCAGGTATATTGAGGCATTGGTAATGACGTTTCCAGATATAATAGGACTAACAGGAGTTGCATTGCTTATAATTACATATGCTCTATTACAATTAGATAGAATTGACCCTAAAGGGTTTTGGTATAGTTTCAATAACTTGATTGTAGCTATTTTGGTTACAGTTAGTTTGGTATATACTCCTAATCTTGCTAGTATTGTAATAGAAGTGTTTTGGTTTATAATTAGTTTATATGGTGTTGTAATGTATTACAACAGGAAGAGAATATGAGTGATAGTATATTAGAAGGATTTGGAGAACCTATCGTAGAGGTAGATGAGAAAGAGTTTGAAGACAAACTCAAGAAGATATCTCCTTTTGACTTCGTAAATAGCATAAACTATTCTAAAGAAAACTTAATTGTAGATGAAAGAACAGAAAAAGAATATAATCCATTCATTGTAAATCGTGCAATGGGCTTTGGTCCTGATACAGTTATTGCAGGTAATGAAATGAATAGCAGGCATCACTTAGACAACAAAATGCAGTATGACTTTCTAATGGCAACTGTTAGAAAGGCAAAGAGATATAATAAATGGATAAAGGCAGAAGAATCTAACATTGAAGCTATACAAAAGTTCTTCGGTTATTCCTTTATGAAGGCAAAAGAAGCACTAAAACTTCTAAATGAAGATCAAATTGATAGAATCAAACTACATTTAGCCATGTCTCAAGGGGGCCAAAAGGTCCAAAAACATAAATAAGTTATTATAGACATAATAATTTACAAGAAACAGAGAATTGAGAATGGTTGATCAAGACAATTACTTTAATATAGACTATCCAGGTTATTCACCCTTAGAAGTTTCATTAAAGGACCCAGAAGATTTCCTAAAAGTGAGGGAGACACTATCACGAATAGGTGTTGCTTCTAAGAAGGAAAAGGTTCTTTATCAGTCTTGTCATATACTGCACAAAAAAGGTAGATACTTTATTACACATTTTAAAGAACTATTTGCATTAGACGGCAAGGAAGCTGACTTCCAAGACAATGATTTACAACGAAGAAATACAATAGCAAAACTACTATCCGATTGGGGATTAGTAGACATCATTTCTAAAGATGTTGATGATTATGCTCCTTTAAGTCAGATAAAAATAATATCATTTAAGGAGAAGGGTGAGTGGGAGCTAATCCCTAAATATAACATTGGGAAGAAAGTCAAATAACCAGGAATACTGGCTCAACAAGATAAAAACAGACTTGGACGCAATTGGTCCAGGATTCTGTATCTTAAAATGGCACTATCTTGAGTTATCACTTGCAGAGGGACTGAAACATTCTTGTTATCATTGTCCACAACACAAAATACCTTTAAAATCAGATTTACACAATACACCTACAACAAAAGAAGTAAGGCAACAAATGCTGGATGGACTAAAACCAGCCGAGGACAATTATTGCTACGATATCGAGAAAACAGGCAACTACTCTGATAGGCAATATCTTGCCGTTCAGTTCATAAAAGAAGACCCTAACATTATCGCCAAGACAGCAGCTTACGAACCTGATGAACAAATATATCCTAAATATCTAACAGTCAGTTTTACAAATAGATGTCAAATGTCATGTATATATTGTGGTGCAGGAAAAAGTTCTACATGGAAAAAAGAAATAGATGAATATGGACCTTATCCTCTAAATGTAAAAGATAATTATGACAAGTATATGCCTAGAAATGATATAATGAAAGTAGAAGATAATCCTTATGTAGATAAATTTTGGAAATGGTTACCAGATGCTTATCCTCACTTACAAACAATAAGACTTACAGGTGGTGAACCTTTATTAGATGAAAATACATTTAAGTTATTACAATATGTTAAGGATAATCCTAAAGAACTATCATTTGAAATAAGCACAAATTTAATGGTTACAGATAGGCGAGTATCTAATTATATAAATTTAGTGAAAGGCTTACCAGGACAGAAATGTTATGTAAGCGTAGATACTTGGGGAGAACAAGCAGAATGGATTAGAACAGGACTAAAAATAGAACAATTTGAACATAACCTACACAGAGTATTAGGTAACGGTATAAAAGTAGGTATTATGTGCACCTTTAATCTTTTATCTATTCCTAACTTTGAAGAGTGGGTATTTAAAATGGCAGAACTAAAACAACAATATCCTGGACTGCTTACAGTTGATGTTCCTCAAATGGTAGAGCCATTACACCTAACTACAAGAATTGCTGATAAAAAGTTAATAAATATGTTGGATAAGGCATATAAGTCTATGCTAACGTATTCGCATCTATTTGAAGATTACGAAATATCTAAATTTAAAAGAACAATAGCATGGACAAAGGCAAACCTTATGAAAGGCGAAGAATTAGAAAGAAATAGAAAAGACTTTGTTAAATTTGCCAATG